ACGGCTGAGAAGGGCTACAACATGCAAAAGGCTACGGATGCACAGATTCGTAGTCACGTGGACTCTTTAGGGCTTACAACAGCTCCTATGATGGCTATAGATGCCACCAGACTACCTCGTGGAGCCAAGTTTGAGGTACGTCCTGGTAAGACAATCCTTACTAATGGTGCTCCTAATGAGATTCTACAGCCTTTAAAGTTTGGTAATACTGATCCAGGTAACATTCAAACAGCACAGTTGTTCGAAAAGATGCTCTTACAGGCTACAGGAACACTTGATTCAGCTTCATTACCTGGACAAGTAGCTGGTGGAGACGCTGCTTCTGCTGGTTTAGCAATGGCAGTAGCTGGTTTAATCAAAAAGAACAAGAGAGCACTAACGAACTTCCAAGATGACTTCCTAATCCCTTTTGTTGAGAAGGCTGCATGGCGTTATATGCAGTTTGATTCACGTCGATACCCTGTCCAAGACTTTAAGTTTATACCAACAGGTACGATGGGTATGATGGCTAGAGAGTTTGAACAGGCTCAGATCATTTCCTTGATGTCTACACTTGGTCCGAACAGTCCTGTACTGCCATTACTGCTTCAGAGTGTGGTTGAAGCTTCATCGTTACCAAACAGAGAAACTATCCTACAGCAATTAGCTCAACTATCACAACCTGATCCAGCAGCACAGCAGGCTCAACAGCAGGCTATGCAGATTCAAATGGCTACAGCACAGGCTGATGTACAGGAAAAGCAAGCAAGAGCACAGAAGGCCCAAGCAGAGGCTCAGAAGGCTATGGTAGAAGCACAGCTTATGCCTGAAAAGCTTAAAGTTGATGTTGTTCAAGCTGCATCAACAAACATTGATGATCCGAACAGGGAGTTTGAACGTCGAGTAAAGATCGCTGAACTGATGTTGAAAGAGAAAGACATTGATTCAAAGGTCAATATCGTAAGAGAACAAACTCGTCAAGATGCAATGAATTAAAAAAACACTTGACAAATCTAAAAAAGTGTGGTAAAATTACAACATGGATGTAAAACTACAAAGATACTATGAAGCTAGATTCGATATGGTCTCATCAGCAGGATGGAAAGATCTTATCGATGATGCTGAGAAGATGAGAAAAGCAATAGCAGACATTACCAGCATTGACAGTGAAAAGCTATTGTATCTAAGAAAAGGTCAGTTAGATATCCTAGATTGGCTCCTGACACTCAAAGAAGTATCAGAAAAAGTCTATGAGGATTTACAGAATGAAGGTAATGAATGACTTTGTGTGTTCGAACGGACACCATACAGAACTTTTAGTAGACAACACAGCAACTGAAGTACCTTGTCCGCACTGTACCGAGGTTGCTTACAAAGTACTAGCAGCACCTAGAGTAAAGCTAGAAGGTATTACTGGCTCTTTCCCAGGAGCTTATGACAAATGGGAACGCCAGCATAAGCAAGCACTAAAAGTAGCACAGTCTAAGTCCTACTACGAGGGATAACTTAGACATTTTAACAATTCCTAACAATTGGGTTTATCCCGACTAGGAGAAGCAGATGGCTGAATTTGTAGATTCTATTGACAATGAAGCAGTTCAACAAGATGAATTTCAGGCTGAAGAAGCCAAACAACAACAGGAGCAAGTAACAGAGGAATCACCAGCGATCCCTGATAAGTACAAGGGTAAATCGATGGATGAGATTATCAAGATGCACCAAGAAGCTGAAAAGCTCATTGGTAGACAAGCTCAGGAAGTTGGAGAAGTTCGTAAGTTAGCTGATGAGTTGATCAAAAGGCAAATCACTCCTGCAAAGCAAGCAGCAACAGCAGCCGTCGAAGATGATGTAGATTTTTTTGCCGATCCTGTTAAGGCAGTAAATAAAGCTGTAGCTCAACACCCAGCAGTGCAACAAGCTCAAGTAGCTGCTGCACAGGTAGCTAGGATGAACACAGCAAACAGGTTAGCTCAAACCCACCCTGACTATACTCAAGTGGTAACAGACCCTGAGTTTGCTAGTTGGGTTAACGAGTCACCAGTACGCCGTCAGTTGTTTGCCGCAGCGGACCAACAGTTTGATTTCGACTCAGCACATGAACTGCTTACTAACTTTAAAGCCTTGAAGAAAGTACGTCAAGAAGCTGTAAAGCAAGCAGCAGAGCAAATGCAAGAAGAAAACACTAAACAGTTGAAGGCCGCAACTGTGTCAGCTCCAAGCAGTACAGGTGAAACGAGCAATAAAATATATCGTCGAGCAGAACTTATTCGGCTCCAGCTAACGGACCCTGAGCGTTATATGGCTAACCAAGATGACATCATGAGGGCCTATGCTGAAGGACGTGTTCGATAACTTAACTCAATTCTTAAAGGATTCTTAAAATGGCTACAGCAGCTTATCCTGGAGGTAGTTCCTCCATCGTTAACAAGACCAATGCGGATAAATTTATACCTGAAATTTGGTTGTCGTAACTGGCCAAAGTAAAACCGTTTCTAAATAACTGGGAAGGGTGTTAGAATACCCCAATCAGAGGGAACACGATAAACCAAAGTCGCATATCAATACCAGGAGGTATTATGAAGCGAGTAAGTTGGAAGTATTTAGCAGGGTTGATTGACGGTGAAGGTTGTATAGACCTTGCCACAACCAAAGTAAACGAACAGTTTTATGTTCAACCAAGAGTCAGAATAGGAATGTCAGACTCAGCAAAGTTTTTGTTAGAGATGAATCAGCAAAACTTTGGTGGACACATGGAACATCGTGAAAGTAAGAACGACAACTGGCAATCTTCAACAACTTGGATTTTGTCAGGCTACAAAAAAGCATGTCCGGTTCTTAGGAATATAGTCAATCACCTTATCTTGAAGAGAGAACAAGCTCGGTTATGTCTCTGGATGGAGACAAACTTAAAAGGTACAAGGCTTCAACAAGATGTGTTGGACGCAGTACGAGAAGAGTTTAAGCTAATGAAGCGTGACCCGCACAGACTAAGTGAAACGGCTCAAGAGAAACTATTAACACTCTTGGGAAGCTATAGTCGGAAGGATTGAAAGATCCTAAGCAGATGAAATCGTTGCTTCTTACAAAAAAGCTCTTGTGATGGCTAACCTCATCAACAAGATGAGCATGAAAGGTAAGAAAGGCGATACCCTTCACATTCCAGTACCAACCCGTGGCTCTGCATTCGCTAAAGCAGCTAACACTGCTGTTACGATTCAGGCTGATGTTGAGACTGAAGTTCAGGTGCTCTTGAACAAGCACTTCGAATACAGCCGCTTCATCGAAGATATCGTCGAAGTTCAGGCTCTGTCCTCGCTTCGTCGTTTCTATACGGAAGATGCAGGCTATGCACTTGCTCGTCAAGTAGATACCGATCTTATCCAACTTGGTCGTTCCGCTAACAACGGTGCTGGCACTGCTGCTTATGCTAACGCATACATCGGTGGTGATGGTAGCACTGCTTATAATAGCGGTACGCCTAACGCTTCAGCATTGACTGACGCAGGTATTCGTCGTATGATCCAACGTCTGGATGATAACGATGTTCCTATGACAGATCGTTATTTGGTTGTTCCTCCTTCCAGCCGTAACACGTTGATGGGTATCGACCGCTTCACCGAGCAAGCTTTCGTTGGTGAAACCGCTGGTGGTAACACCATCCGTAACGGTCAGATCGGTGATGTGTATGGCGTTAAAGTGTTTGTTACGCCTCAGTGTGACACCGCTACTGGTTCAGCACGTATTGCTCTTATCTTCCACAAAGATGCAGCAGTAATGGCAGAACAGATGGGTGTTCGTTCGCAGACCCAATACAAGCAAGAGTACCTTGCTACGTTGTTTACTAGCGATATGCTTTACGGTGTTTCTTTGCTCCGTAAAGGTGACCTTGCTAGCGTACCAACCTCAATGTTCCCCATCGCAGTACCTGCTTAATTAAGCATAGGGGAGGCTAAACAGTCTCCCCTAATTACAAAGAGGTCACAATGGTCAAATTTCGTTGTAAGTTATCTGGTGTAGTACATGAGTTTGAATCAGAGTATGACATTAAACAGATGCGTAGACATCCTGATTATGTTGAAGTAAAAGAAGAAGAAGAACAAAAACCTATAGAGAAGAAGGTCACGAAGAACTCTAAAGAGGGTTAACAATGCCTACCATTAAAATCAAGGGATCATCAACAGCTTCTTCTGTACCGTCATCTCTTGCATTAAGAGAACTAGCAGTTAACGTCACAGACAAGAAGCTTTATGTTGGTGATGGGTTTACTGTCCAGAAAGTTGTTGGTTCTCTTGGTAATCAAGAAGCTAACGCTGTAGCAATCACTGGTGGCTCTGTTGTTGGTATTACTGACTTAGCAGTTGCTGACGGTGGAACAGGCGCATCAACAGCAGCACAAGCAAGAACTAACTTAGGTGTCACGGCTACAGGCTCTGACACCACTTATGCTTTCAGGGCTAACAATCTTTCTGACTTAGCTAATGCAACAACTGCAAGGACGAACCTAGGTTTAGGTACGATTGCAACACAGAATGCTAATGCGGTTAATATCACTGGTGGTGTTGTCAGCGGTATCACTGATCTTGCAGTCGCTGATGGCGGTACTGGAGCAAGTACTGCTGCTGATGCAAGAACTAATCTAGATGTTCCTAGTAGAACTGGTAGCGATGCTTCTGGTACATGGAATATTAGCATCACAGGTAATGCAGCTACCGCAACTAACGGTGTTGTTACGACAGGAAGCTACAGCAATCCTACATGGTTAACAGCACTAGCATGGTCTAAGGTTACTGGTACACCAACAACACTAGGTGGTTATGGCATCACTGATG